GGTGGCCGATACGGTCTGGGCGCCGGGCCGGACCGGCGCGCGGTAAAAACCGATTTCCGCCGCCTCGCCGCGCCTGAAATCGAAGGGCGGGCCGCTCGGCTCGACGGTCGCGCCGTCGATGCTCCAGGTCACGGCGGCGCGGCAGTCCCGGACCTGGGCGACGACAACCGACCAGACCGCCTCGCCGCCCTCGATGCGGGCGCGGCTGATTTCCCACAGGCTGACGGGCGGCGCGAGCCAGAGCTCGAGGCGCGGGCCGAACGCGAACAGCGCCGCGACGGCGGCGATCAGCCCGACCCCGTTGCGTCCGGTGCGCCGCAACTCCGTCATGGCGGCGCGCATCATTCCCGGCCCTCCCGCTTTTGCGCGGCGGAGAAGATCGTCTCCGCCAGGCCGATGAACAGCGAGAGACAGACGCCGGTGAGCAGGCTGGCGACGCCGACTTTCGCGCCGAGCGTCAGCACCACGTCGGCCGTGGTCTGGAGCGTGGCCAGCAGCGGGCCGAAAATGGCCAGCGTCACGGGCCACGCGAAGGCGCCGGCGAGCATCCCCGGAACCGCATCGGTGAGCATGGCGCGCGAGGTCAGCACGTCGGCCCGCATCGCCCGGATCGTGCCGCCGGCGAAACCGCCGAACGCGCCGACCAGCGCCGGATCGAAGCGCGACATCAGGTCGGTGTGCAGCGTGGCGTCCGCCGCCGCCGCCGCGCCGATCATCGCGGCCCAGATCAGCATGGCCCACGCCGTGATGATCGAGGCCTCGCGAATGGATTTCCGGATCATCATCATGGTCATCGCCCGCCCTTCCATCCGCAGAGTTTTACGCCGACCGCGTTGTGGGCCTTGGCCGCCCGGATCGTCTCGTCGGTGTCCTCGGCCGACCAGTAGATCGGCTGGAAAGCTCGACAGGACGCCTCATTTGTCCGGACGCCGGAACCCGTCGTCGTCGCGCAGCCGGTCAGGGTCAGAATCACGGCGGCCAGCATCAGCGCGCGCATCGGCGGCTCCTGTCAGAATGTCGTTGGCGGTTTTCAGATCGGCGGTCTGTGACGTCGCCCTCTGGTCGGCGCGGCCCTTGCGATAGAGCCCGAGCGCGACGAGGCCGGCGGCGACGAGGCCGGCCAGCCATTGCCCGAGGTCGGTGGCGAGAAGCGAGAAGAGGATGTCCATGCGGGCCTCAGAGCGTCAGGACCGCGACGCCCCAGAGCGCGCCGGTCCAGATCTCGGCGAAGGGCGTCGGGTTGTTGAAATGGCGCCGCGCATACTCGGGCAGCCGGTCCCAGCGCCAGTGCCACGCCGCTTCGTAGACGACCGCGATGGCGATCGGCATCGCCGCCGCGACCGGCCATGGCGCGACCAGCGCCAGCGGGGCGCAGCCGATGCACTGCCACAGAAAGAACGCGAGCCGGTCGTTCCGTCCGCGCAGATCCGCGACGCCCTCGACAATGCGCTCCAGCGCGTTCGGCGGGCCGCTGGCCTCGCGCTCGAACCGGCCCAGCGTGTAGGTCCGGCCCCACGGGACCAGGGACCACGCGAGAAAGCAGGCCGCGAAGAGGTTTGTGGTCCACACGTCATGGAATCCGGCCAGCGCGAGCCAGACCAGGCCCGCCGTCCAGAACCGGCGGTGTCCGGGCGGATTGAACGGAACGACGCCGCCGCCGCGATAGCGGTTGAAGACCATGAACAGCGGGATGAACAGAAGATCGATCATGTCCTCCCCACGAGCGCCCTGAGCCGCGACCACCATCCGGGTTTTCCCGGCGCGGCGCGCGGGCCGGGATCATCCGGCTGGCGCGGGAGCGGCGTTGCAGGAGGCGTCGGCGCGACGCGGGTCTCTTCCGGTTCCTGTCGCATCTGCGCGGCCTCGTAGCCGGCGGCGCGCAGCGCGGCCTCGAACCCTTCCGCGATGCGGGCTATCAGAACGGCGCGATCGTTGCCGTTGATGATGCGCCGCGCGCCGATGTAATCGACCACGCCGCGGCGGGTGTAGGCCGCGAGGGTCTTGCCGGTGAACCAGCCCTCCACCATGCCCCGGATCATGATGCGCGCGGCCACGTCCGGCTTCATCGCGAGGTCCGGCTTGTTCAGCAGGTCGAGCCGCAGTTTCTCGCCGGCTTTTTCGTAGTTGTAATCCCAGGTGAGCTGCACGAAGCCGCGCCCGTAATAGGTGTGACCCGTCCTCGGATCGGGCCGCCCGTATTTCCGCCCCGCCCCGCGCCCGTATTCGGCGATGGGCTGCATGGTGTGCGCCGTCTCCCACTTGGCGGTGGCCAGCCCATAGGCCGCCCAGCCGAGCGGCCAGCGCGCCGAAAGCATCGCGTCGAGCAGGATGGTCAGCCCGTTGACTTGCGTCTGGCTCAGGACGCCGCCGAAGAGGTTTGCGCGGCAGATGTCGAAAAACTTTGCGCGGTCCATCACGACGCTCCCATCGGCACATAGACGCAGAGCAGTATTTTCGCGCCCGGCGTGACGCAGGGATGCGACCGCTCGTCCTTCGAGGGACGGATGCGCGGGTCGCCATGCGGGACGAAGTAATCCTGCGAGACCGAGCCCGGCGGAAACGCGGGATGCTCGCCCGGCCGCATCCGGATCAGCCAGCCGCCCCGCTCCTCGACGACGCGGCCGGGCAGCGCCGGCGCGCAGTCCCGCTCGTTGCAGCACTCGTGATCGTACCAGTGCGGCTCGTGAGGCCTCGGATGATGTTGCGCCCGCGCCTTGCGCATCAGGACGAGCGCCAGCGCGCCGCCCAGCACCGCTCGTCGTTTCATCGCGGTCAGTACTCCAGCGCCATATCGAACAGCGCGGCGAGGTCGACCCCAGCCGCCGCCGCCAGCCGCCTGAGCTTCGCCGATGTTTCCGGCGGATTGGGCTCCACCTGCCAGTAGTCGCGCGTATCGGCGGACGCGGCGGCGAGCGCGGCGTCCCAGGCCGCGCGCTGTCCGGCCGCGTTCAGCGCGTAGCGCAACTGCTTGGCCGTGGCGGTTCGCGGCGCGGCCAGCGCGGCGCGGAACGCCACAAGGTCGGGATGGTCGTCGGCGACCGGAAGCGCCTCGGTCAGCGCGACGCCGTCGCGGATCACCGGCCCGGCGCAGAACCCCGCGACGGCGCCGGCTGCGTTGCGAATGAGATACGGCATGAATCACCCCGCGCGCTGGAGGTCGGTCCAGCCCATGACGCCAATGTAAATCTGGTTGCTGGAGCCGGCGGAAAACCGGTAGGCGAGCTGGCGCGTCGCCGTGTAGCGGTCGAGCTGTGAGACCTGCAGCGAGGCGGTGCCCGCCGCGTACATCGCGGCGCGGGCCTGCGTCACGTCGGCCGCGTTGTCCGGCCAGTCCGGCGAGGTGATGTGCACCGTGCCGGTGGTCGAGAAGTAGAAATGCGCGGCGCATTGCGCATAGACCGGGACGAGCGGCAGGTTGAGCGTGAACAGCGACCTCGAACCGGACGAGATGCCGGTGAGGGAAAAGTCCTGCGAGGGTCCATCGGTCCAGGTGAAGTAGTCGCCGGCGTTGACAATGCTCTTGAGGTTGCTGGACGCGTTGTTGTAGACGCCGCCGAGATAGCGCTTGGCCGCCCAGCCCGAGGGCATGGTCGGGCTCGTCGGACTCACCGAGAGCAGCACGTCGGTCGCGCCGGTTGTCAGGTTGCCGATCAGCCAGACGTAATACCAGGTGTTGGACGCCTCCGATCCGGTGTCCAGCCCGCCGTTGCCGTTGCCGGCCTGCCAGGCGGCGGCGAGCGACTTGGACATGGTCGAGGCGAGCGACAGAACCATGCCGCCCGCCAACGCCGAGCCCGCCGCGACCGTCGCGAGCTGCGCGCCGTTGGTCGAGAGCGTCAGGCCGCCGAGAATCTTGCCGCTTCCCGCGATGGTGTGCAGCGCGGTGGCCACCGCCTCCACGTCCGCGCCCCAGGTGCGGACCTCGGCCTTCACAGGCTTGTGCCGCGTCGACTGCCCCTCGGTCACGAGCTCGCGGAAAATCGTCGAGGCGGGCTTCGCCCATGTCGCCGGATTGATGGCCATGTCAGATCCTCTCGTGCGTCAGTAGAGACCGCCGCCGGTCGGACCGCCCGGCGCATCGCCCGGCGGCTCGGCGGAGGTCGACCCGCCCGGCGGTTCGGTGTTGCCCGGCGCGTCGATGCCGGTCGGCCCGCTGCCGACGTCGGACGCGCCGGAGCCCGCGCCGCCGGTGGCGACGGTGGGGTTTCCCGGCGCGGATGCGTTTGTCGCCGCGAAGGACGTGGCGAAGGCCGGCGCCGACCAGCTCGCGCTGGAGACGAGCCCGATCGTCCTGGCCTTGGCCTGCAGCGAATAGAGCAGAGGCGCGAGCCCGACCTGCACGGTGAGCGTCGAGCCGGCGATGTGGTCGAAGGTGGCGGTGTAGGCGAGCGCGCCGCCGTCGGCGTAAATCTCGACGGTCGCGCCGCCCACGTTGGTCGCGGCGGGCAGCGTGACGGTGTAGGTGATGGCGTTCGTGCCGTTGACGGCGGAAATCGAAGCGGACGCCGGCGCGGCGGTCGCGACGGTTGCGACGAAGTTTGTGCCCGACGCCCATTCCGAATAGACGCCGCGCGACGCCGACAGGGTGCGGACCTGCCACTCGTAGGTCGAGCCGCCGGCCAGCCCTCCCGCGCTCGTGCCGGAAAAGGCGGTGACGGCGACGCCCGTCGTCCAGGTCGGCGCGCCGACCACGCGGTAGCGCACCTCCGCGTCGTAGTCCGCCGTGGCCGCGTCCATGGTGGCGCGCAGCACGCGCCAGCGGAAGCGGCCGTAGTTGTCCGCGCTGACCTCGGCCGCGAGCTCGTCGGGCGGCGGCACGATCGACTCGGCCGGATCGGTCGAGGCGGGCACGGGCGGCGCGTCGCCTTCCTCGCTCGCCGCGCTCCATGTCCACATGGCCTGCGGGTGATGCGAGATTTCCAGGCGCACCGTCGACATGTCGCCGGAGATCTGGATGCGGTTGATCTCGAACGGCTCGGACGCGATCCCGAGCGGCGGAATCGTGATCGAGCACATCGTTTCGCCGAGGGCGAGCAGGCCGCGAACGTTGAGCGTGACGGAGCCCGACCACTCCGGATTTCCGCGCGCGGCGTGCGCCTTGGCCAGCCTGCGCCCCTGCGCGTGGCTGATGACCCACGGCAGCGGCAGGGCGGCGCTGACGTTGACGCCCAGCCGCGCCACGGAGGCGGCGTCGATCCAGGCCTGCCCCTCCTGCTCGGTGTAGCCGTGCGCCGGCGAGACGTAGGTGAATTTCGCGGTGTTGAATGATGTCGTGGCGTCGACGCGCTTGGCGAGGTCGCAGGACACGATGTCGTCCGGGCCGAAATGCACGGTCGGCGCGCGCCACTTGCCGGGCAGCAGGATGAACTTGCCGGTCGAGGGATGGATGACCAGCCGGCCCGCCATCGCTTCCAGCATCCCCTCCAGCGCGTCGACCGGATCGGTGGTCAGGTCGTAGACGCCGGACAGCCGGTAGCGCTTCTCCGTGCCGCCCGCCTTCAGCGCGACCGTTTCGTCGCAGACGTTCGCGGCCTCGGTCAGCGCGTCGACGTCGATCATCCAGGGCGGCAGGTTGAAACCGTCGCGCCGCGTCAGGAAATCGGCGATGCAGAGCGCGGCGTTGTCGGACCACGTCCAGGTCGTCGAGTTGGTCTGGACCTGCGCGGCGTCGCGCGGGTCCCAGACGCGCCGGCCGCGCACCAGCACCGCGATCTCCGGAATGCCGGAGCGGAACACGGTGTTGTAGGACTCGGCGGTCAGCGACGCGCCGTTGAGAACCATCGTGACGTTGGCGATCCCCTGCATCCGGTGGTCGGTGGTCCACACCGAGGGGAAGAACGCGGCCAGCGCCACGGGCGCGGCGGTCTTGTCGTTGGAGCCGTTCTGGAAATGCAGGGCCACGCGAAAATAGCCGGCGATCGCGTAGGGGTACGACGTGACGTAGCCGTCCCAGCGCACCGACACTTCCTTGCCGTCCAGATAGGTCGCGAGGATCGCGTCGACATAGCCGTGCGCGATGGCGACGGTCTGCACGAGCGAGCCGTCCTTCGCGGACAGGAACACCACCTGTCCGCCGACGCGCGCCGTCCCGTACGGCGTGAGCCGCGCCAGCGTCGAGCCGCGCGCGGTCTGCTGCACGCTCTGCGGCTTGGCCGCGCCCCGGCTTTCCGCCGCCGCGCCGCCCGCGCCGGCGCCCCGGATCGCGGCCTGCCGCGCCTTCTTTTTCGCGACCTGCTGCTGCTGCGCCGCCATGCCGACGCTCGCCGCGGCGGAGACGAGCGTGACGCCGAGGCCGAGCGCGGTGGTGCCGATCGCCGCCGCGACCGCGCCGAATCCGGCGGTCGCTGCGCTGGCGATCGCGGTGATGGCGAGAACCACCTCAGCCATGGCCGACCGCTCCGATCATCAGCGGCGTCGCGTCGTCGACGATGGCGACGCCGTCGCCCGCCCGCACCGCCCAGCGCCCGCCGGTGGAAATCGCGAAGACCCGCGCGCCGCCATGGGCGACCAGCGCCACGTCGCCGCGCCGCGCGCCTTCGGCCAGCGGCAGGCCCAGCGCCGCGAAATAGCGCAGCGCCAGGCCTTGCGGCCCGCCGAGCCGCGCGGCCAGGCGCAGGGCCTGCCGCCGCCCGCGATAGGACGGCACGGCCGGCGTCGCGACGCCGCGCGCCAGCGCGGCCCAGCGCAGCGCGAACAGCGCGCAGTCCTCCACGCCGTAGCGGAAGCGCCGGCTTGACGCCTCGATGAGATACGCGGTCAGAACGTCGGCCACAGCGGCCTCTGCTCGGCGACGGTGGACACGAATTCGAGGCCCTTGTCCCCTGGAAACCGGCGCTTCTGCTCGGCGTCGGTGAGCAGGCCGTTCGCGGCCTGCCGCCGCCCGACAAAGGGCGATTCCGAAATGAGCGAGGCGTGGAACATGCCGGCGCCTTCAAGCACCCAGCGGATGTTCCGCATCGTGCCGACGAAGGCGATCACCGGCTCGTCGAGCCGCGCGAACGCGCCGCCGGACACGTCGAAAAACTGCATCCACAGCCGGATATAGCGGCCCTCGACCTCCTCCATGCCCGAGGCCGAAAGCTCGATGATGCGGAGCATCTCCGGCATGTCGCCGGACAGGGTCAGCGTCAGCTGCGCCGCCGAAAGATCGACGATCGGCGTCACGTCGGAAATGCGGACGAGATCGCCGACGCCTTTCCATGTCGCGCCGGCCGCCTGCAGGTCGCCGCGACCGGTCCACACCAGCGCGACGCCCGAGCGGAACGACATCTCGACCAGCGTCGCGACGCCGATTTCCCTGCCCTCCAGCTTCGCCCGGACGGCCTGCGGCAGCAGCGGCACGGCGTCAGGCCTCCACCAGGTCGAGCACGGGCGAGGCGAAGCGCAGCAGCTGCAGGTCGGGCCACGCGCCGTCGTCGGCGGCGAGCCGCATGACGCAGGACGGGCGGTCGAACTGCACCTCGGCCAGCGCCGCCGCAGCCTCGCGCGCGGGCGGCCAGAACGTGACGCGGTGCTGCGTGCCGGCCACGGCCAGCACCTCGCACACGACATAGGCGCGATAGCCGATCGAGAAATAATGGCCCGGCCTGATGGAGTGCGCGGAGATCACGTTGATGTAGGCCTCCGTCGCCTGCGCCGCGACGGCGAGGTCCAGCTTGGCCGCGACGACCTGCGCGCCCCAGAGCGCGCCGTCGTCGAACGTCGCGTCGTCGTCGAACGGAACGCCGCCCGCGCCGTAGGCGTTGGCGTATCCGTCCGGATCTGCGAAGGCCTGGAGCCCGCCCGGCGTATGCCGGCAATCGAAGAACGGCGCGAGCACCGTGCCCGAGCGGCCCCGCAGCCGCGCGAGCAGCCCCCGATACTCCGCGACATGAATGGGCGTCTTGAGGCGCGGGAACGCGATGCGCGCCGTCCACCAGCCCGCGTCGACCAGCGTGACGCGCTCGACGCCGCCGATCGACCGGCCGGCCGAGCGCGACGCGCCCTGCGCCTGAATGGTCACCGACTGCGGGGCGAGGATGTCCGGCCAGAAGATCACGCCATCCTCGCCTGCTTCATGGCCACGTTGGAGAGCAGCCCCGCGTCGTATTGCGCGATCGCCTGGCCGGCGGCCTGCCGCGCGATCTGGGCGATGGTGCGGTCGCCGTTCGCGGCGATGTGCTGCACGATGGTGACGCTGGGACGACCGCCGGAGCCGCCGGACAGCGCGCGGTTCGGCACGATCTTTCCGGCGGTCGGCGGCACGAAGATTTCCGGCCCGCGCTCGCCGACGACATAGGCCCGGCCCGCGCCCACGGGGCCGCCCGCCGCCTTGAAGCCGCCGAACGAGAAGCCCTTGAACAGAGCGCCGATGATGCCGCCGACCGCGCCGTTTTTGCCCGCCGTGCCGAACAGCCCGGCAAGCGGCCCCTGCCCGAGCAGCGTCGCCTGCAGCGCGGCCTCCGCCAGCTTCTTGGTGAGGTTCATCAGCGCGTCCGAGGCGTTCTTCCCGCCCGACACGACATCCGAGAAAAACGACGCCATCGACGAGCCGATCAGCTGCTGCAGCTCGCGCATCGCCTCCATGCTCTGCGTCTTCTCCTCGATCGTCTTCTTCACCGCCATATGGGCGTCGGCTTCCTTCTGGATCGCCGCCTTGACCGCCTCGCTCTCCGCGACGCCGGCCTTCTTGGCGGCGAGTTCGAGCTCGCGCACGATCTTCGCGCGCTCCACCGCCGCGTTGCCCTGCTCCATGACCTCGGCCTCGACGCGCAGCATCTCGGTCTTCTTGCGGAGCGCCTCGATCTGGCGCTCGTAGTCGCTGACCTTTTCGGCGGCGGAGCCGCCGCCGCCTCCGCCGCCGGTTTTTGCGCCGGTCGGCGCGTAATCCTTCAGGCTGATCGCGTTGGGCGAAAGGCCAGCGCTTGGCGGCGTATCCTTCGGACGCGCGACCGGCCCCGTCACGCCTTGAATGGGATAAAAGGCGGGAGCGTCTACCGGACCGACCATGCGGTCGATCGCCCTAACGGCCATCGCGCGGTCTGCGCCGGCATTCTCCCGTTCCCTCAGCTGGGCGTTGATCGATGCTCTATCCCTCGCCGGCTGCCGAAGCTGCTCATTGAGTGGATTTTGGTTGAAAGTTGCGGACGATTTGGATGCCGACGCAATGGCATTGATCAGATCAATTATGGCCTTCGTTCCAACAGCGGCGCTCAGCGCCACGTCCGCGAAGACGCGCCCGATCAGATCCATCGAACTCACGATGGTGGGGGCAACCCCGACCAGCCGGTCGAACTCCCCGATCGCCCGCGTCATTTCGTTGGTCATTTTCGTGGTCGCTTGCGCAACCGTGAGCGTTGAGTCAGCCAGCTTGTCCTTCAGCACGCCGGACCCGGCGCGGATGCCTTCGAACAGCGCCTTGGACGAGACCTCGCCGTCCTTCACGAGGCGGGTCAGCGTGGCGACGTCGCCGCCTGCTTCCTTGATGCCCGAGGCCGCAGCCTGCAGCAGCGGATACATCCCGTCGAGCAGCGAGTTCCATTCCTCGGCCTGCACCGTGCCGCCCGACAGGGCCTGCGCCAGCTGGAGCAGCGCGCCCGACGCGCTTTCCGCCGAGGCGCCCGAGACGCGCAGCGACTGCGCCACGATCTCGGTCATCTGCAGCACGTCGCCCGACGAGACCTTCAGCGTGGCCTGCGCCTGAGACACGCGGCCGTAGAGCTGCGCCAGCGCCTCGACCGGCACCGCGTTCCGCTGCGCCGAGGCGAACAGCTCGTCGAAGACGCGCGGCACGTCCGCCGCGGCGGTTCCCGCCACCTTGATCTGGTTGACCGCGCTCGTGTAGGTGTCCGCCGCCTTCTTGATCTGGTCGATCGAAAGCGCGGCGACCACCGCAGCGCCGAGCGACGCGCCGATCTTGACGACGCCGCTCTTCAGCCCCTCGAAACTCTGCTCGATTTCCCTGGTGCGCCGCGCCGCCACGCCGCGCGCCCGGTCCATGTCGCGCTCGAACTTGGAGGCCGAGGCCTCCAGCCGGATCAGCAGCCGCTCGACGTCAGTCGCCATCGCTCGCGCCCCGCGCGGCGTTGCGCCGCTCCACCTCGTCGAACAGCGCCTCCGCCTCGTCCATGTCGGCGTCCGTCCAGTCCCTCGCGTGTCTCACGCCCGCCCCGCCGCCGTTCGCGCGGTTGAATCCGGCGACGCAGGCCGCGAATTCCTCGAAGGTCATTTCGTCGACCTCGCGCGGCGTGAAGCCGAGCGCGGCCCCGCTGCCGTAGATGGCGGCGAAGTCGATGCGGTCGCGGGGGCCGCCGGCCCGTCCGCCGCGACCTCCGCCTTTCCCCCCGAATCCTCGGCCCCGTGAAACGCGGCGAGCAGGACGACCCGCGCGAAAGGCACGTTTTCCGCGAGCGGGCGCTCCAGCACGTAGGTCTGGCACTTGCGCAGCGCCTCGACCGGCGTCATGCCGCCGCCGATCAGGCCGAGCCGGATCACGTGATAGGCGTCCTCGCCCCACCAGTCGCCGCCGAGCATCCGCGCATACAGCGCGCCGATGCCGATGTTGCGCAGCGCCTCGAGCTCGCGCACCTCGCCGATGCGCAGGGCGAAGGGGTATTGCCCGTCGCCCCATGTCAGGGTGACCGTGACCGCCTTCATCAGGACAGCGCCGCGACGCTCGCCGACGTGATCGCGCCGTCGCTCATCATTTCGGCGCTGAACGAGATTTTTTCCCCGCGCGTGCGGCCGAGCTCGAGGCTCGTGATGTGGAAGTTGCCGCTCCAGCGATAGTCCGGCGTGCCGCCGCCGGAGCCTGCGCCGACCAGCTGCAGCCGCATGGCGCGCGACGTCTCGGAAAGGGCGATGGCGTCGAGCGCGCGGACGCCGGCCCCGGTCGCAAGGCCGGAGAACTTGACCGACATCGAGTTGGACTGGGCGTCGCGGTCGATCCAGCCCACAAGGTCGGGGTTGTCGCAGTCCGGAATCAGCGTGTCGGCCAGTTCCTTGTTGATCGTCATCGACGCTTCGAGAATGGCGCACGGCTCGGCGAAGACCGGCGTCCCGCCGCCGTCGCTCACGAGCAGCAGGAATTTTCCGGCGGAGAAAGTGGTTGCGGCGGCCATGGCTGGCTCCTTTCAGGATTGCGTGGAAGGCGTGGGATCAGACGGCGTCGGCGAAGGCGCGAAAATTCACGATCATGCGGGTCGTCAGCCCGTCGCCCGCGCCGACCGACCGCGTGTCGCGGTGCTCGATCGGCCCGACGGCGGCGTGGGGATCGTCCAGCGTCGGCGTGTGGTTGTTGAGCGCGGCGCGCACCGCCGAGGCGATCTGCTTCGCCTCGACCTGCCCGACCGCGCGGCTCCAGACCTGGATTTCGATGAACACCTCGCAGCCGTCGACGCAGGGCGGCGCGCTGTCGTCGACCGACTGGAAATCGCCGATCTCGACATAGGGAAACGTCGCGTCCTGCGGCACGCGGTCATAGATGCGCTGGCCGACCAGCGCCGTGACGCCGGCGGTCGCCTTCAGCCGCGCCACGACCGCCTTCTGCATCGCGAGCGAGGGGTCCGACATCAGGCCACGGCCTCCTTGATGCCCTTGCGCGCCTCGCGCGTCGCGCGGCTTTTCATGCGGCGCTTCAGCGCCCGGTACGACGGGTAGAAATACGGGCTGGGCTGCGCGCCGGGATGCTGCGTCCCCGAAAAGCGGCCCTTGTTCTCGTGCGGATTCGTGCCGAACTCGACCAGCGCGGCGTACCAGGCCCTGGCGTCGCCGGCGTGCACCGTGACGCTGAGATCAGGATCCCCGCCGCCGCCGCCCGACACGCCGCGCACATTGGCGTTGGCCGGCGCGTAATCGCCGAAGGTGAAGCCGATGCTGTCGCGCAGCGCGCCGCTCGCCACCGGCGCCATGCGCTTTTGCATCGCGGTCAGTTCCTCAGCGTTCTTTTCCAGCGCCCCGCGCAGCCTCGCGCGCGGCGCGCCCTGAATCTTCTTCAGCTTCGCCAGCATCCGGTCCCGGTTCTGGAAGGTCATCGCAGGCTCCGGCGGCGCGCGCGGCGCGGTGATGCGCGGCGGGAATCAGCACGGTCGTTCCGGCGCGGTAGGCGACGAGCGCCCGGCCGCCGGGCAGGACAAAATCGAAATCTCTTGTGAACGTGACGCGAGGCATCAGGTCGCCGCCCCTTCCTCAAACGATATGTCGAGAAACCGGCGATCCTCGGTCGGCGCGATCGCGCGGATGTTGAAGACGCGCCCCTCCCAGGGGCCGACGGTGAACACGCCGCGATCGGCGGCGGTCAGGCCCTCCGCGACCGCCGAGCGATAGATCGTCACGAAGCCGACGATGGACGGCTCGGGCCGCCCGGCCTCCACCGTCTCGCCGCGCGGCGCGCGCAGCCTGAGCCGCGCCGAGGCCGTAAACAGCGTCTCGAACGCGCCGGCGACATTGCCGTAGGAATCGGTCGAGGCGGCGCGCCGCTCGAACCGGACGCGATGCGTCATGGGAGCGCTCATCACGTCGCCCAGACGCGGCGATAGGGCGCGAGCAGCCGCTCGGAGCCCAGCGGATTTTCCCGCGCGGCCTCGGAGGCCGCGTCGCCGCGATGCTGCCAGAGATGGCCGACAATGAGCAGGATCGCCGAGCGGATCGGCTGCGGCACCTCCGCCGCCGTCGCGCCGAAGCCGGCCGTGAATTCGACGACGACCGGCGCCGGCCGGTCGAACAGCGCCGGGCGCGTCCAGGCCGGCTTGAGCCGGAGGAACGAGCCCCGCGCGTCGTGCTCGATCTCCCAATGCGTCCCGCTCGCCGTGGTCAGCGAGGAACCGTCGCCGCCCGCCGCGTAATACTTGATCGTCGCCGCGCTCACGTTCGGAAACGGAAAGCGGATCACGCCGTCCGCCGGCCAGCGGTCCAGCCTGATCTTCCAGACCTGGTTGATCAGGCAACGGCCGAGCGTGCCGGCCCAGCCGTCCAGCCGCGCCGTGGCGGCGGCGACGAAAGCGTCGATCTCGGAATTCCAGTCGTCCGCGTCGACCGCCAGATGCGCCTTGGCCTCGGCGCGCGTGATCACCACGGCTGCGGGGCCGGTGACAAGCTGCGGTTCGTAGGTCATGGCGCTGACGATCGTGCAATCAGGACGTTGAGTCGGCCTCGATGGCGCGCTCGACGCCAACGCTGGGCGCGACAGCGCGTTCGGCGCGGCGCTGGCGGCGCGACGGCGGAGCCGACGCCGCCGGCGCGGCGATGCCCGCCGCGATCAGGCGCTCGGCCTCCGGATCGCTGAATTCCGCTTCGTCGCCCTCGCTGAGAGAAAGACCAGGGCCGGACAGGCCGGCCAGCATCACAACCTTCATCGGGAACCCCGCCATGCTTCGCGCCGCGACGGCGCTGAGGGTGCAGAGGGCGCGGCGACGTCGCCGCGCCCTTTGTCTTGCTTGCCGCTTACGAGGCCGCGTTCTTCATGTGCTTGATGGCGTCGGAATGCGACCCTTCGCCATCGAAGCGGATCAGCCCGGCCATGCCGAGGTCCGGCCAGAAGCGCTCGCGCATCACGCCGATGATCGGATTGCCGACCTTGCGCACGTAGAAGCGCGAGAAATCGCCGAAGACCGCGAACTTCGCGTTCGCCGCCATCGACGCCATCGCCTGGTTAATCACGTAGGGCACGGTGACGGAGCCCACGACGAGCATCCCGGAGCCGTCCGGCGCGTTCTGAACGAGGTAGCGGTTCTCGCTATCCTTGAGCTTGCGCAGGGCGAGCAACGTGGCGTCGTTGAACATCATCCGCGCCTTCGGGCTGGCCCGATACGCCGGGTCGACCGAATGCACGAAGTCGACCACCTCGTCAGCAGTCACAGCCGCCGCGGCCGCCGTGGTCTTGCCCGCCGCCGAGAAGGTGACGATGCCCTTGACGTCGGACGAGCCGGAGCCGGTGGTCAGCTTCGAGTTCGCGATGCGCGCCAGGCGCTCGCCCAGCAACTGGCCGAGCAGCGTCTCGAAGTTGAAGATCGAATCCTGCGCAAGCTCCATGGAGAAGCGCACGAACTCAGTGTCGAAGGCGTAGGCTCCGATGGCGGCGTTGCCGAACGTGACGTCGGAGCCGCCGTCGTCGGTGAGCGCCGTGCCCTCCGTGTGCGCCACCGCGGCGACGGCGGTGTCGTCGACGGTCGGCAGGTTGATCGTGTTGCCCGACGCGGTGCGCAGCACGGTGCACAGATCGTCGCTGTACATCGGACCCCAGGCCTTCATGGCGATGTCGATCTGGTTGAGCAGTTCGGTCGGCACGGTGTAGCCGCCCGCCGTGCCCGAGGTCGACTGGATGCGCTGCTCGGTGACGCCGGCGCGCAGCGCGGCGCGGGCTTCCGGACGCATCTCGCCAACGTCGGCGCCGGCGCGGACGTATTCATAGAACGCCTGCCGGTAGCTGACCGGCTGTCCATCGTCGGCCCCCGGCGCCCGGCCGTCATGGGTCGGCCGGCGCGGATCGGGCGCGTTGCGCGCCTCCTCGGCCGAGCGCTGCGCCGCAGCCAGGCGCTCCTCGCGCGCGATGTTCTGGCCGATCTGGTCGTGCTCGGCCATCATGCGGTCGAACTCGGCCTCGATCTCCTTGGCGCGGGCCTCGGCGGTGTCGGGCTTGATTTCGTCGAACTTGGCGCGGGCGTTGGTCAGGATGGTAGCCTGACGCTCCCGCAATTCGCGGAGTCGAGACATGCTCGTTCCTTTCTTCAGGGTGCCTTGCCCAAGGGCGAAAGGGCGCGTGAGGCGGGAGCCCGCTAGTTCACGCCACGGAGCGCAAGCTCGTGTCTCATGTGCAGGCGGCGGCGAATGAGCCGGCCTGGCGCGATGATGGAAGTACCCGCGCCGCCGGCGGCGCGCTGCGCCTCCAGCGAGCGCAGGCCGATTTCGGTGCCGGCGTAGGCCGGCTGCGTCACGATGGCGACGTCAACCAGCTCGACCTTCGTGATGGTGCGTTTCGGCGTCTCGCCGGTCTCGTCCCATTCCTGCTTGAGCACGCGGAAGGCGAAGCTCATCTTGTCGAGATCGCCGCGCTTCATTTTCGGCACGATCAGCTTGACGTCAGGATCGTCGGGATCGAGCGACGCCGAGACGGCGAGGCCGCGCGAATCCTCCGCAAGCCCGAGCGTGCCCCGGCCGCCGCGCGAGCGCGCCAGCGGCAGGCCCTCGTGATTGATCAGGAAAACCACGTCGTCGGCGCGGATCGACTCGGCGAAGGCGCCGGGCGCGACGCGCTCCAGCCACCAGCCGCCGATGTCCGTCCACTCGTTGAACACCGCCGCATAGCCGGCGACGTTGACCAGGTCGGGGCCTGAGCGAATCTCGGCTTGAACGCCGCCGCGAGTCTCCAGGCCCTGCGGCGCGCCGCTGTCATTGCGCATTGTCGTCTCCATTGTCTTCGCTCTGGTCGCCCGCCGCGCCCACGGGCGCGCGCGCTCCGGCGTCCAGCGGAACCATCGCGCCCTGGACAAGCAGCCGGTCGCCGCCCGGCATGTCCTCGCGGTTGTCCATGCGCCGTCCCTCGTTCGGCGTCAGCAACCCGTGCTGAATGGCCTTCGCCATGCCCTCCATGCGGGCGACGAAATCGCCGCGCAGCAGCGCGTCCTGGTTGAACTCGACGTAGCGCGACGAGCGGCCGGGGCCGAACAGCTTGAGATTGAGCTGCTGCTCCCACTGCCGCACGATCTGCATGATGCGGTGCTTGACCACATGCAGATCCTGCTGCTCCGTGTTCGTGTAGGTGCCGTGCGTCAGATCCTGCAGGAAGACCGGTGGCAGACGATAGACCCGCGCGATCTCCTCAAGCTGAAACCGTCGCGCCTCGACCATCTGCTGCTTGTCGGGGTCGAACCCAATCGGCACGAGCTTGTGCCCCGATGGCATGACCAGCGCGGCGCGGTTTTCCATCCCCGCGCGCTTGACCGCGTCGACCACATCCGCCGCCGCCTTGCGCGCGCCGCTCTCCGACGCGATCGGTCCCTCAAGCGCCAGCGGCGGAATGCCGCCGTTCTGGAAGATTTTCGCGGCGTAGGATTCGAGCGAAATCGCCAGGCCGATCGCGTTCCTCAGCGCGCCGACCGGCGCGTAGTGCCCAAGTCCGTCCGCTTTGAACCCGTAACGAATGTCGATGATCTCCGCGGCGGAATAGATCACCTCGCGCCCGCCGTCGCGATAGCGATAGCGTCGGCGGCCCTCGATCCGCTCGACCGTGACGCCGGCCGGATCGAGCAGCCACAGCGCCGCGACCCGCCCGAGCGCGTTGCGCTCGACGAACGTGAAGGCGCGCCCGGTAGTCAGGACCTGCGTCATCGCGGTGGCGCGCCAGTCGAACGACGTGATTTCTCCGTTCGGCGCGCGGTTCAGCAACTGCGAAAGCGAATCATTGACCGCGACGCGCGCCTCGCCGTCCCGGCGATACACATCGATCGGCAGCGTCGCGATGGTCTCGGACAGGAAACCCACCGCGGCGGCAACGGCGGGAACGCCGAGGGCGGTCTCGGTTGTGACGGACACGCCCGTTCCCGCGACCATGAAGGGCGCGACGAAGTGATTGTAGAACTGCTGCGCGCTAACCGGAACGTTCGGGTTTTCAATCGAACGGCGCTCAGCGCCGAAGAGGCTGGTCAGCCGCGAGAGGATGCTCATGCGACGATCATCCGGTAGCCGTCATTTGAATCGTAGGGGCTGGTTTCGGGAGTCGCGATCACAGGCCGCCGCGCCATCAGGTCGCAGGCGTTGAACAGGGCGAGCAGCGGATCGATTTTCGCCGTGCCCGCCGCCTGCTTCGTGATCACCACCGCCGACCCCTTCAATTCCATTTTCGCGTTGCCGACCGCCCAGGCCATGAGCTTTTGCCCGGCATGGCGAAGCGAGCCGTCCTTCAGCTTGCGCGCCACGCCCTTGATGACGCCGGAGAGCCGATAGCCCTGCGGGACGCCGACCATGCAGCCCTCCGGCACGCCGCGCAGACTCAGTTCGTCCGTGATCGCGGCGACGCCGACCGGATCGAGGCCGATGCCGCCCTTTTCCGGCAACAGGCCCGAGGCCAGCACCC